GCCCATGTAAAACACACCTAGATCCGTATCGACAGCAGACTTGCGCGATATGGCCCCGCACGAGGTGCCGACGCGTGAAAACGAGTAGATAAACGGGGGGCCTGCATATACAGCGGCATGGCAGTCTGTGTCTGTGATGATTAGCGTCTGCCCCTTGGTGCGGATCGCCTGCATGATTTGGCCAGACGTCTGCAGTATCTGCGAGCCAGCTTGGTTCGTGGACGCGGGTGTCCATAGCGTGTTGTTCTCTTGGTCACACCACGACACAGTTCGCGGGTTGCCGCCCGCGCCCAGCGCGAAGATAAAGCGTTCTTCTGTGACCATCAAGCCCAGATTGCTCGTCGGGGCGTTTGCAATTACAGCCGCCTTCGAAGCTAAGTTTAGCTGCCACTCAAGCAGGCGTCCGTCGTCTTTCGAGCAGGCTACGAGGTATTCGCCAAAATTGTCGATTGACCAAGTGGTGGCCTCTTCTGGCACAGCGTTTTCGTTTTGCTGGATTGGCTGACCGTAGAAGCCGTCGCCATAGAACCCGTAACCGTAACCCGTTTCAACTTCTGCGTCCTCACGGCCAGCCGCTAAATCTGTTGGAGCAATGTCATACACGGTGCCATTCCCCGTCATTAACTTCAGCTCGCTATATGAACCGCCAGCCAAATAAGTCATGCTGGCGTTTGATTCCCATGTGTGCATCCCGCGCACAGGATTGGTGCAGAACGATGCCTTGCGCTCCTGCCAGCCGCCGACTGGGCGCAAGCTGTTATCCCGCCATCTCACCAAGCTGCCGTCACGCCACCGGCCAGACTGCTCTAGGTCAGTGCCGTTACGGTAAAAACCTGCGGGAATGTCGAGGGGTACGAGGGTCATTTTTTATCTTCCTTAATAGACTACGTTAGTCGTACCAAACTCCAACAATTCTAATAGACTGACCCGTCAATAGCTGATCTGCTCCTGAAGACCTGTTGGCAACATACATATAAGTGTTGGCGACATTTGTAGATAATCCCATTTGAGTAGCATTACCCCAGATAGTCGTATGTACATCATCTTCATCTCGCTCATAAACATTGCCGACTTTAATACAGTCACCAACTGAATACCCATGCTGTGCAACAGTAATAATTACTTCAGCCCAAACAGAATCTGGCCTAGAGGATTGACCGTGATTAGCTACGTGAGTCAGAGAGGTGGTGGCAGTTGATGTCGGCCCGCGCACAATAGTAACAGAAGGCTGGGCTACTATGGCAGCTTTTAACTTAGCTGGTGAAACAATGGCTTCAGTTGTGCTTGTCCCAGCCACCCAATCAGATTCGGCTAAAGTTGTGTTTGCCGCCTTGCTGTCTATTTGGGTTTGTATGGCGGAAGTAACGCCACCTAAATACCCGACCTCTGTGTCAGTGACGGCAGAAACCGCTACTTTACCGCTAGAGTTTGACACAAGCGCCCTGCTTACTGTCAAATCCGCATCGTCAATGGTGGTTGCGGCCCCCGTAATCGTCGGCTGCTTGCTGTCAAGCTGCGTCTGGATGCTGCTTGTCACACCGTCTGTGTGGTTAAGCTCTGCCGCTGTGGCTGTGATAGTCGCACCTCCGACTTTCCAGCTTCCTTCTGTCAAATCTGGGGTGCTGGCGGTATTACCGTTTAGAACATCAACGATGTCATCAAGGGCTTGGTTGTTCGTGGTTCCCCAAGTATCCTCTGAGCCGCCAACGGTGGGTTTGGTTATGCTAATCGTCATATCAAAATCCTCAATGCTTACACGACTATACTACTTTACGCGCCAGTCGTCCACGTCTGCTATCTCAGCCAATCCCACGCCTGCCGCGTGCGATCCGCTCTATCCTTCAGCCCATGATGCCCGCCGTTTACGCGCTTGGTTATCTTGGCGATGGCATCGTCGTTTATGCCTTCGTCTGCAATCTTCCAAAGACCATTCTTATCGAAGAACCACATAGCCGTTTCAAAGGCGTAGTTCTCCTCAACCAGCGATGGATCTGTCAGCACCTCCGGCAAGCGCATGTCATGTGCAAACGCCTTGTAATTGTTCTTGCCGGTGAGCTGCAGGAAGCCGCGTCCGATAAACTTTGCTGCGTCTTCCGGCGTCTCATTGCCCATACGCCCGACATACACCTTGCTGGCCAGCTTAGCGCCGTTGCGGGCATACGGTTTGGCGCTATCCTCGTCGGGGAAGCGTGACGGCCAGACGCGCATCATGGCCTCCACTGAATAGTTTAGGTTTTCGCGTGTCAGCTTAAACCCGCCGCTTTCGTGGCCTGCCTGACCCAGAAGGTGCGCAGCCTTAACGCGATCAAGCCCGTAGTGCTTCGTGATTGCACGCGCCGTATTTGGCCCGTATGCGCCATCTGGCTCAACGCCAACCTTTTCCTGCAATAGCTTCAGTGCGACGATCATTTCTTCAAGCCTTTCATTGTGCGGATTCCGAAGCTGGCGGCGATGGAAGCGTACATGCCCCATTGCACCCACATCGGACAGTTAGATAAATTATCAAAGCCAACGCGCATCGCGTCCTGCCAGCTTGGTATAAAATTAGCACACAATATGGCCACGAAAACAATTGTCCACAGCTCATCTTTCCAACTGTCTTTGCTGGCCTCGATGGCTGACTGCTCCCAATCCATCTCGCCGGTTGCCTGCTTCAGCTTGATCTCGGCATTCGCTTTCTGGATTGCCGTCTTGCCGTCCAGGTAGCTTGTCGCCAGCCCGCCAACTGCGCCTATAATCTGGCCAATCATTTCTCAGACCCCAGCCACACGGCAAACGCGCCTGTCATGGCCCCAGTCACTGTTGCAGTGAGCGCAGCGGCTTGCGATGTCATGTCAGCCGCTGACAGGTTCATAAACCACTCAATCACGCGTATATACATAATCGTCATCACCAGCATCATCAGACGCGGCATGATCTTATATTCCAAAAGCTTTTCCATCTTACACCTCTGTGATTATATTATCGCCTTACCGCGATCCAGACAAACCCAAACAGCGCGCCAACGCAGAGCAAAAACAGAAACAGGCCAGCAGCCCACGCAATGATCGTCTCCTTGCGCTCGATCCGCTTGTACTGCGCATCCTTCTGCTTCTGCCGGATCTCGTTTTCCATTTTAATCAGCTCTTGCCATGCAGACGGGCCAAGCGTTTCTGAGATCATCTTGCGCAGCTCATCACGCATATTCTCGCGCTGCTTCTTCTGGACAAACAGATCCATCGCCTGCTGCTCGACGCTGCCGAAGCTCTGATACCATTTTGGGTTTTCTACGCGCTTTGCTGCAAAGTCAAAGTCGCTGATCGCCTTAGACCAGCGCCCTAAATCGCCTGCCATGCCCTCCAGATCCCGCCCAATCTGGCAACCCTTTCGTATTGCGTTGAACGCCGTGGACGCTGCCATGATTGCTGTGGCGGGGTCTATCATAGATCATCTTTCCATTAGGCGGTCTATTTTTTCTTCGATGCGATCAAAACGCGCCACGATTTGCGCCATGACGGCTGTGCTATCTGCCTTGGTAACGTAATCCTTGGCCATTTCTTCGCGGGTCTTGTTCAGCAGAATATTGAGGCGCTGCATCTCGTCAACAGCGCTTTTCAATGCCCAGCCGATCAGGCCCAATCCGGCAGTTAATGCCGCCGTCCAAAGCATGTCAGCTTCCATTATGCAGCCTCCTGCTCTGTCCAAGCCGGTGACGTAGATCCCTTATCTGTCCACGTTTCCGCGCTTACTGTTTGCTCTGCCCACGCCGGTGCCGTAGACCCCTGATTTGTCCACGTTTCCGCGCCTACTGTTTGCTCCGACCAAGCCTCTGGCCCGACAGGCTCAACCTGCCATTTAAACCGCGCTGGGCCAACAGTCGGCGTGCCAGCCGTGATCTCTGCGCCAAAAAGCACATGATTTGCGGTGATCGTACTGCCCCCAACAGTCGGCGTGCCAGCCGTGATCTCTGCCGAGATAAGCGCGTGAACGATAGCAAGCGTTGGCTGAGCAATCGTTGGATCGCCCGCAGCTACTCCATCTGCCGCCAAAACATTGTTTTGCGCAACGACTGGAGAGCCTACGACTGGGCCTCCCGTAACGATGTCCGCGGGCGCAAACGCATAATCCTGTGCAAGTGCGATCGCCTCAACGATTGGAGCGCCAGACGTTATATTGTCGGCGTTAAGCTCAAAATTTTCAACAAGCCCACTGTCTGCCAGCGGCACAGATGCTAATGGGCTGAATCCAAGCATTGTCTAATCCTTACGGTTTAGTGGGCCAATCACTATCGCTTAAGTTGGGCCAATTTGCGTGACTTGTTAAGTCTCTTAATGATTGTCGATATGTACGCTGCGATTCTGTCATAGTTACATCGGAACCAGCCCACCAATCAGTTTTAGCAAGCTCTTCATTACGATAACTTCTGTTTCTTAGTGCAACTTCATCATTACTTTCTTGACCATTTGGGTATTGAGCATCAGTAACATTGCCAACTATTGTTTCTTGATTGGTCTTTAAATCTATTTCAACAAGATCAAAAGTCCCATCATCTTTTGCTCGCGTAATTGTATAGGAACCCATTAATTTCCTCCTATTATATAAGACTTAAGACTTGCTGTAGATATGTTCCCAGAACTAAAATAAAATTTTAATTTCCGTGGAACAGCAGTGCCTTGAAAATAAACGCCAACTGAAGTTTGAAAAACATTGTTATTAGTATAAGCTTGTGTGCTAAAAGTTCTTACAGCAACATCATAAAAAGGCTCAGATGCATTTTGTGATGCTTGTATCCAAGTCATTAACTGCATTCTTTCACCAGAAATAGAACCGTCGCTACCAGCGCTTCCTAATCCATAATAATTTGTATTAAATACATCGCCAGTTAATTGGATTGTGCTAGTTGTAACGCCAATAGATGCTGTATTACCTCTTACACTACTAATTGGATTGCTTCCGCTATCTAATAGTTGCATTCGGCCAAAAGAATTATCAGTATCTGCGCCCACACTTCCCATAACCAAACAAATATTTTGATTACTATCGTCAGAAATATCGATTGTTACTGAGGCCGCATCTGTTGATATAGTTGCTTCATCAAAGGGAGTGAAGCCATTGCCATCTAATGTTACTGTCACTTTTCAACCTTCTTTCTTAAAGCATCTATTTGCTTTTGTTGGTCTTTGACTGCCTCAACCAACAAGGCAATAGTTCCATTATAATCTAAGCTTAAATTCCTATCTTTACCTACGCTTACAGCTTCTGGTAAAATCTCTTGCACTTCTTGAGCAATCAAGCCAGCCTTTAAAATTTCTGGTTCATCTATAAAGTTATAGGTATAACCATTAATTTTTTGTATTTTAAATATAGCATCTTCTACTTGAACAATGTTTTCTTTTAAGTTTATGTCAGATGTTGCTGAAAAAGAAGGCGCAAATATTGGCTCTGCTGAATTGATTGCGCTATTATGAACTTCTAAACGTTCAACGCCACCCGTAACAACCCTCCACTGGTTGGCAGAATGAAACTGTATATAAGTATCCGTATCGCCATCGTGATAAATTCTGTCACGAAGATAGATATCCTCAACGTCATTAATAACATTAGCACCTAGTGTAAGTGTGCCGTTTAATGTCATGCCAGCAAATGTTGGGCTGTCCGTTGTGGCAACACCCTGATCTAAAGCCTTAACATCTGCTGCGCTTGTAAAGTCCTCGTTAAGGGTAACAGTGCCTGTGGCATCTGGCAGCGTAATCGTTCTGTCAGCCGTTGGGTCTGCGACTGTTAAAGCAGTTTCAAAATTATCAGCAGTTGAGCCTTCAAATTGGATATATTTACTTGTCGGTAGAAGTATTCCCGTTGAAGTAACAGTAAGTCCATTTGAACCATTTGAATAAAGCTGCAACGTAGAGTTTTCATTGTACAGCATTATCCATTCATTGTTTACATCATCGTAAAGACCAAAGTCATCTTGATCACCCATAATAGACCAATGTGATGTGCCTGTTGACGCAATGGAAAAACCATTCCAAGTGCCTAAGTCTGTATCTACCTGCAATAAACCACTGCGATTTGTGCTGTCTTGTAGTGTGTGACTGTCAATAGTTAGTGCAGCAAAAGTAGGACTATCTGTTGTGGCTACACCCTGATTCAAAGCCTTAACTGATGCTATGTCTGTTAATTCACTGTCCATAAGTGCGCCAGCGGCAGTAACATTAGTAGTGTCAGTAACATCAGCGGAAGCTTCTATACCGTCTAGCTTTGTTCCATCTGTAGCTACATCACGGCCATCTACTGTTCCTGATACTGT